TGATTTTATTGTCTGATACACCTCCAAATATTGAGGTGCTACAGAGTGCATTGAAGACATAAGATCCGGTGTCTAGAAAAGAGTAAGACTGTTCTAGATTCTTAGACAACTTCGCAGTGTCTTTTCCTATGTCCTTGATTACATCATCAAAAAAGTTCATCAAATTACCATTCCATGTGATTCTCTTAGGATTTTTTTATATGGTCCACCGGGGTTTTCCTCGATAGTTTCCTTTACCAACTTTAGTTTTTGATACAATGCTGTATCGCCACCAAGTGTCAATGCCTTGACAATTGTGCCAAGTTCTTTTTCATTTATTGGAAGATCCAAAATAGTTTGTCCTGATTCTAATAGTGTAGCACTAAACGAAGAAAGATTCAAGTGTTGCTGTTTTCTCCAGTGACCATCCGATCGCATCCAGTATCGCCCTAACAGGTTCAACAAAGGATTTGCTAAATTGTAAATCGTAATCGATATATTTTTGTAACCCTAACTCATGGGGGAATTGATTAATAAACGAAATAACATTTTCATGGATGACATTTGGTTTTTTCAAATAAACGAACTTTATCTTTTCTCCATTGTTTATCATATTATACTTATTATCTAGTTTATTTTTCTTTATATGGTGATTGAAAAGTAAGGATCCCCTAGAATGAATAGGAGTTCCCTTGGCATATATGCTACTTGCACTTTGATATTTCGTTACACTTGAAACTGATCTAGGAAATGCAATCTCTTCTGGAGGTAACTTCTTGAAGTCTGCTCTTGCTTGTTCCACAAAGTCTATTACATCTTGCTCAGTTTGAGTCATGATAACTTTGAGTGCATCTTTGATAAGAGTTCTACAGGGTGCAGGGGTAGAAGATTTGACTGCCTCAATACCCATCATCTTGAGTTTTGGTTCTGCAAATCTCACACCTTCTATGTCCCATGCATTTAGAATATATCTTTTCTTCGCTGTCCATATACCTCTCTCTGCTATAGTCTCACGCTTCATAAACATTTTTTGTTCATATGCATTGACGTACGTGGCCAACGCTTGGTAAGAACTCGAAATATACTTTTCAAATTCCACCTCACAGATCTTATCAAGGAACCCAACAATACTCTCAGTAGTCTTTTCTCGTTCCTTGTATATAACCTCGACCAAAGGACCCATGTGCAAATAGATAGAGTCAGTATCAGAAGCAATAACATAATCAGTCTCCTTAGTTTTTAATAATTTGTTCATGTATTGGTTTAATTTGTTCTCAATCCAACGAATAGAGAACTGACCACCCAACGTGATCGCTTCGGCATTTGCCAGTTTGTAATAACGGAAGTAGTTATTACCGATAGCACCATAGGCAGAGTTGAGTTGAATCTTCTTTGCCATCTGTATATTATTGCAACGAGAAATTTCTCTTTCCAATGCTTTGGTGGGAGACTTTTCATACTCTTGCTTTGCCTTGAGCATCTTCTTCTTGAAGATAACTCTTTCACTGTATATTTTGTCCATTATTTTGGGCAAAAATCCCCTCTTTTTAGTGGTAAATACAGCACCATTTGGGCACACAGTGATGCCCTTGAGACCTGATAGGTCTACTTCTTCATTCAATAACTTATCTACACTGACCCCACGATATCTTTCGTCTAACAATGTCTCAGGTGAGATATTGTATTGCATTATAAGATGAGGGTATAGACTGTTCAAGTCAAACGATACCACCCAATCATACACGCCCGGTTTTGGTTCCTTTACATACGCTCCTGCATACCTATCAGACTTATCTTCATCCTGCTTTGGTGGTATGACAATATCTTTCTTCTTCAAGTCGTTGTAGATAATCATATCCCACATACGAACCTGATAGAATACATCATTGAAGTTTACTTTAGCATCAAATGCCATAGTTACAGCAAGATCAATCAACTTCATCTTCTCTTCAAGAGCGTCAACAAGTTTTACGTCAATGATGTTGTACTCTACAAACTTCTGCCAACCATTTGTATAGAAATCCTTGAAGGTATCATACTCTGAGTGGTCAAGTTTCTTCTGCCCCAGTTCTACAGATGCAATATAATCCAGTCTATATGATTCCTGTGCCTTATAGGTAAACTTCTTGTATAGATCTAGGTAATCTAGAACAGTAATACCTGCAATGTCATACTGAAGATGACCTCTTCCCTGTATAAAAATCTCCTCATGAGTCACTAGACCCCATGGGGATAATTGTTTTGATGCTTTCTCACCTAAAATACGAGTAATTCTCTTTGCAAGATATGGTATATCATACAACTGACAGTTCCATCCTGTCACAATTTCTGGTGTATTAGTTTGCCAATATGCTAAGAATCTCTGCAGCATATCATACTCATCTATACACCTAATGTAGGTTACGTTATCATCATTATTGTCAAATGGACCTACACCAAATGTGATTATCTTCTTACTGGAGAAATCAAGTAAAGATATGAGCAACATCTCTTCATCACACTTCTCTACCGAGGGGAATCCATTCTCAGACTTCACCTCAATATCAATCGTGACGAGTTTCATGTTGTTGAGATCAAACTTTATCTCATCTTCTGGATACTTATCTGAAATATACTGGTAAATATATCTACGATTACCAAAGATAGGAAACTTATCTACCTTCTCATGTGTTCTTATAAACTCCCTACAATCTCTTACAGTTCCGGGTTTTATTTCGCCAACATACTTTCCATCCAAGGTTTTGAATTTTGTTTTCTTGTTGCTAGGAACAAACAAAGTTGGTTGAAAGTCATCTCGTGAAGTAAATGACTTACCATTCTCATAACCACGAACTAGAAAGTCGTTGCCGACCATCTGAACGTTGGTGTAGTATCTCATTTTACAACAACTGCTGGTTTTGCTGTAAGTGTTTGGTATTTGTCTAGTTGGTCAGAGTCAGGTGCTACCATAGTCAGTATACTATCAGAATGAATCATCAATTCCTTCTGTGATGTAAAACTTGGCCACGATGTCAAGAAGTTTTCACCATTCTCTTGTTTCAATTCATATGGTTCTGTCAACTTACAGTCTGGTTCTCCCAATTCTGTGCCCACTTCTTCTATTCTCGAAATAAGAACCGTGTGGTTCTTCAATAATAATATTTGAATCATTGCAATGATAAACTCTTTGTCTTAAAGTCTACCACAGCACTACGTACTTTGTCAATGTACCCAATATTCCTTAGTTCTTTGAATACCATGTTCTCAAACCCATATTCACCATACTTTTGTAGTGATGCAGACCTACCTACCCTTAGTTTTGTCACCAACTGCCTGAGTTCCTCTGGCGATTCGCTCTGAATGTAAGTATCAATCTTATGTTTGAGAGTTTTTACCTTCTTTTCAAGTTCTTTCTCGTCAAGTTCATCGTCAAACTTCTCTGGTTCTTGTATCCATGACCTTTTTAGAAGACTATAGACACCTTGACTCTTCTTTCTTGTAATACCGGGTCTTTCGATGTATGGTTCTGCAGGTACACCAAATATTCTAACCTTATGAGTCAATTCCCACAAGGTTTTCTTATCCATATAGTAATCATCTATCAATTCTGGGTCACAGTCAGGTATATACTGAGGATCTACCACTAAATGCACATCCAAGTCTGACATTACCGTGTAATTATACCCTGCATTGCCTCCTAACAGTAAAATATCGGTGATTGCTCTATCATCAAGGTCCACATACTCTGCAAATGCCTTGGCAAACTTCATAAGAGCATCTCTCACGTTAGTTTTGAGTTGATTTCCGTCCCAAAAGACTGGATTCAACTCATCCCTAAAACGAAGCGTCAGAGTCTCACGGAGATCCGACGCTTTGATGTGTTTTAAAACTCTATTGTACACTACAAACTTTTGCTATCCGTAGTAGTATTTAGAGCCACTCCTTTCGCTGCTGATGTTCTGGAATAATTCTCTCAATATCAACAAGTAGTAGTCCGTCTTCAAAATTTACCTTCTTGACTACCAAATCATCAGGTATTGCCCATGATCTAGTGAAAGATCTCTGTGCAAGTCCACGATGTACATAATCTGTGCCCTCTTTTTCAGTTTTTGCTCCTTCGATGACCAGTTTACCCTCTTGGGTGTAAACTTTTAGTTCATCTTTCTTGAATCCTGCTAGTGCTACCTCTACTCTATACTCATGATTGGATACCTTTATAGTATTATAAGGTGGATAGTTAGTATTTTTGAAGTGTTGATCGAAATCGCTGATCCAATCATCAAATCCAATCATATTTCTTCTGATCTTGTTGAGATATTCTTGGGTATCTCCTACTGTCAGTGTTACTGCATTGTCAAACATAGTGACCTCTCTAAGCGTCTGTGAATAATGTCCCCGAAGGCGACATAGATAGTTATAATAGTAATGATATTTTCTGCATGAGGGAACCCGACATTAAGTGGACGGATATCCAGATAGATTTGACCGATAAGTGTAACGCTGCATGCCTTTTTTGTTCTAGAAATGAAGAAGGTAGGGTTATCAGTACCGATCTAACAGTAGAAGATATCAAGAAGATAATAACATCGGATGTAAAATCAATAGAAATGTGTGGTAACTATGGTGATGCAAGTGCCAACAGACATTTGTTTCCTATACTCGATCATCTAGTAGAAAATAATATAGGTGTCAAACTTTTCACCAATGGTTCAGCACATAAACCCTCATACTGGACAGAATTAGCAAAGAGAATGGGTGATAATCCTGTCCTATTTGCTCTTGATGGTACTGATAAAAAAACTTATGAGTATTATAGAGTCAAATGTATATGGGAAAAGACACTAGAGAACGCTACAGCATACATCAATGCCGGTGGATGGGCAGTTTGGTCTATGGTTCAGTTTAGTTGGAACGAGCACCAGATAGAAACTGCTATGGAGATGGCAAAGGACATGGGATTCTTACATTTCCATACCATTTACTCAAATAGAAACGTGGAACGTGGTGTAGGAACACATACTATAGGGAAAAAGTTCTTCAGTAAAGTTGAACCACTATGTCTTGATAGGAAAAGACTTTTTATAACAGCAAGAGGTAATGTTTTTCCATGCTGTTGGATGGCATCAGAGTATGAGAACCTACAAACTGTGCCAAACATACGTGACTACAATTCTCTAGACGAACTTTTACATTCAGAAGAATGGAAAATTTACTGGGATAATATCAAGACTTGGAAAGATCCACTATGCAGAAAGAAATGTGGACAAAAAAAACGTGACTACAAGGTAATCACGTCATTTTCAGATAAAATTTACGAGCAACCAGATGGTTCACATGCTCAGTCTATTCAGAAGATTCAATAGTTTTCTTCTTGCCTATGTTGTATTTCGTTTCTAGCACCCATTCCCCCTTTTCTCTATACGATATAACCTTTATCTGATTCAAGGGTGCTATGTCCTCAATAAGGTCTGCTGATAATACATTTACTAAACCCCAATCTGCCAAGAGTTGTACAATTCTGTTCCTTCTTTGAGAATCATTGATACTAAGATTCGCCTTTTTACCATCTAAAGCAAAAAGTTCTTTGAAGTGAACTATGAAATACTTACCCTGCTTATGTAATATGTGACACGATTGATATAATTTTCTTTCCTTACGGGACGCTACCCCTATTCTTGTCAATGTTTCCCTTACCTTTAGAAAATCATCGGGTTCTGCTAATGTTACCTCGACCATTTTACTAGGCGACCAGTCATATTCTGGTTCAGTCACCACACTCATTTCAATCCTCCAGTATCAAGTTTTTTTCTAATGAAATTCAATTGATCTTCGGTAAGTATGGTGAGGACTTGTTTTGCCTTTTCATCACTGTAGCGATAATATTTCTTGATAAGTTCAAGATTGTCCAATTCTTCCTTTCTAATCCAAGGAGAGAATCTTTTCCGAGATCTCAGAATATTTAGTAAAAAATCGTACTGTAGTCTCTTGTCTAGAGAATTATAGATATTCATTTCATTGGCAAACAGGATGCCATCCATGTGCCCTGCCATACATCTGTTGACAACGAATGCAGGATACATGGATTCAGTCACATCTGGATCGTCAAATATATTATTCTTTTTGTAGTTGATAGAGTTCAACCAATCCTTTAGTTCTGGTTTCATCTACCCTCCCTTGACTTGTTTCTTATTGTAATGTGATTACCCTCAACAGCAATCTCTAGGTAGTCAAAATGAGTCCACCCAAGTTTATCATAGCACTCGTTGAGTCTTTTCATATCATCCCACAGATCATTAGGTGTAGGTTCTCCCCAGAACGGATTATCTTCTTCAGGATTCATATTGCAAAACCTGCATCTTTGAGTCTGTCATAATTGTAGCAACCACCGAATGAAAATTGTAACTTTGGTTCTTTATTATAGTTGAATAATAGTAATTCTTTTCTCTTTGTTTGGTTCTGCATATAATCACCTACAGATCTCATAGTGTATGTGTGAGCATACTCTGAAGCAGACCAACTATTGAACCTATCTTTTATAAGTTGTGATACATTATATGATACCAACATCTTCGCACACCTACTATCACACTTCTCTGCAAATAGATCATGATCAAAGTTCTCATGCATGTCACCTTTCTTTCCATATAGATTTGAATCTATCTCATATGGTGGATCAAGATATACAAATGCATTTGTAAGATCTGTTAGTAAGATTTTGTAGTCGTCGTTAGTGATGGTCCACTTCTGAATGACTTTCTGGTACTGAGGTAACTTGGAGATCCCTCGCACTGTGAAGTTCTGAACACTTGCTTGTTGTGAGAAGGAACTTGACTCAGTAAGACCACTGAAACTACACTTATTGACGATATAAAAAGCAATAGACCTTTCGAGATCGGAAGATCCTCTATCATGTAATACAGACTTAGAATCCTCGAAGAGTACTCTACAGTCGGTGGTGTTTGTTTTGATATCTTTGAGTCTGGATGCAACTTCATCTCCCTGCCTCTGTAAGGTTTGCCAGAAGTTAGTCAATGGTTCATATAGATCATTGACCCATACTTTCAAATGAGGGAATGTAGTGCTGATATGCAGTGCTACTGATCCACCTCCAAGAAAAGGTTCACGATACTCTTTACATGATGAAAGGTTAGGAAAGAAGTTTTTGATCTTATGAACTGCTCTAGACTTTCCACCCGGATATCGTAATGGTGTCTTGAGATTGGTCACTTGAATTCACACTCCATCATTATTTCAGTCATAGCAGCAAGTAAATTGATTTCTTGGTCTGCAACGAAAGCAGACTGATATTGATACTTAGCAATTGCTAATACTGCATGTGGTATAGTTGATGGTTTCAACACATTATACAGTGAGTCGTATATATTTCTTAGTATTGTATTTGGATCGTTATCTAAGTTCTGTACAATCCATTTTCTAACACTAGGGAAGTCTTTCTTCTGAAGATATCCCATCAATTCTTTCGTATTGACATCTACGAATTTAGATAATAAACCAGTATCAATTTCTCCTCCTGCTGAATATCTTTGAACCTCATTCAAAACTCTCCTCCAATCAGGAAAATGAGATTGAATCACTGTTGCTAATACTTTCTTATCTGCCTTGATATTCTCTAAAGATAAGATATCATTCAACCTCTTGAAGAATTCTGCTGCTATAGTTTGTTTCTCTTTACCATCTACATTGAAATCTATAACCGTACATCTGGAATGCAGTGGTTCTATAATTCTATTCTTGTAATTGCATGTAAAAATGAATCTGCAATTTTTATAAAACTGTTCAACATTTGCCCTAAGAAGTAATTGAACATCATGGGTGGTATTGTCTGCTTCATCAATGATGAGTACCTTATGCTTGCCCCTTGACGTAAGGGAAACAGTAGAGGCGAAACTCTTAGCCTGATTACGGATAGTCTCAAGGAATCTTCCCTCATCTGAACCATTTATCACATAACTATCTAGTCCCATCTGGTTGCATAGTGCCTTGGCAACAGTAGTCTTTCCTATTCCGGGAGGTCCAGATAGGAGCATGTTTGGTAGTTCACCCTTTGCTAGAAAATCAGTAAAGGTTTTCTTGATTCTCTCAGGTAGAATACATTCATCAATTGTTTTGGGTCTATATTTTTCAACCCATATAAAGTCTCTATCCAAAGTCATCAATAATAAGATTTGCAGAAATAGCAATTCTCTTTCCTTGTGTCTCAGGGACAGAATGAAAGAGAGATCCGTTCCATAATAGTAGTGTACCAGATTTCGGTTTGATTCGCAACATGTCAAATCTTATAGGTGCAGAATCCTCATCTGCATATGCATAATAACAAGATGCCCATGTACATGGGTAGTGAGTATGTCTTATGGTGTGATCACCTTGCTCATACATCAGTGCCCAGAAATCTTGAACCTTATACGTACACAATCCAAGTCTACTAAAAAACTCTGGATCAGATATTCTTGCCCTATCTACACCACTTAGAATTTTATCAATATACGAATTAAATATATTAGTTTGTTTATGTGTCTTATAAGAACTTCTCCATGCTTTTACATTTGATACTTCACCTTCGGGAAAATTGTTTCTATGTTTCTGTATATCTCTAATCAGTTGATCATTATCAATATCCAACTGCACAGAATACACAGGCATATTGACCATACACCTATTCTTTATGACATCCATTCTGGTTTTCTTGACGGGTCACGAAGATAATTAGATGCAACCCAAGGTTTGCTGCTAATGTAATTCTTGTAAGCAGTAAAAGTGTCAATGCTTGTGTCATGTTTATACTCATCAGGCATTGCTCGTGTGAAGGTTGTAGGTTCTGGACTCGTTGGAAATATCTTAGTTGCATGTATCAGAGTTGCTTGGCAACTATGAATCTTATTATACCGGTGAGTATACTCTTCACACAACTTGAGTCCGTGATCTAACAACCAACGGAAGTGAGTCTGTGCCCAGATAGTGCAAGGATGATTGCGAAATGCACCCTTTTCTGTCTTGTATGGAGTGCCATCAAGTTTGGGTAGTGTGCCAAAACCATGACCCCACTTGTCTGATGCAACAATAGATAACATTTGACATGTTTCTAATGGCATCTTGACGATGTGCTTGTCGGGCAAGCATGTCGCTGAGATAAAAGGATCAGGATCAGTTACAAATATGTTCATCGCTTTGACTCCTCGTAGTTGTATACAAGAAAGCATCCTAGCACTACCCAGAATAAAATCTCAAGACCGTAGTTGTTCATAATAAAAAATAAGTTACCTGCGAAGACTACGAAGATGATCTATGATATCTTCTCGGATCCACATAAGTTCATTATAGCACTTTTGATTGTGAGCACAACCTCTAAGTGTGGAATCAGGTTTATGAACTGACTCTATAAAGATGTCTAGTGCCCTGTTCCATCTCTGAGTCTGATCTTCTTTCTGAATTGAGTTCTGGTCTTTCATAATTTGGTGGGGTGTAGTGATCGTTCCAGTGACGAATATTACCTGCAACAATAAAGCAGTTTGTAATTACGAGTTGTGAAAAAATAAACGTTCGTATGATACAGATTATATTATCATACTTTTTGGTGGTCTCATCTTGGAAAGATCCTAGA